AAACTATCTTTTGTCCAGGAACCCACGCAAGGGTGAGTTTAAACCTTTTCTATGGAAAAGATCCTGCTTTGGGGTGACGGCCTGTGTGTTGTAGGCTGTACACCCCTTTGATGGTGGAATGGTTGGTCAATTTGTGGATGACCATATTTTATACTTTTTCTCTCCTATTCCTCCTATTTTATATCTTTCCTTTCTCCCAATTTTTCATTTTATATCCGCTTTTAGTGAATGGTGTTTTACTTTTTGCGGCATTTTAATTGCTTCCTGGCAACCATCATGACTATTGGGATTGTAATGATCCTGGTTATTGTGGCAAATTGCTATGGTGTGGAAGTGTCGAACTTGATGAAAACGACCAACCCTGCCCATGGTATGTCACAACCCCAGTCCGGAAAGTTATTTCGGCTCAAGCCGTTTGACCTAGACTGCGCCCGAGGAGGGCTTGTAGGAGGCCTCTCACCTTGTGTGAAGCTTCCCAGTGGTGGCTCTGTTCCTTCGTTTCTCGCATCTGCGACGCGAAGTGTTTCACCCGCCCCAACTGTTACGCAGTTTGTGACAGTTGTGATCCCAAGTTTGGGATCTTTGAACCGTAAGGTTTCCACTAGTGCTGGCAGAAGAATTAATGCCACCAGCCCTAGGCCCACATTATTCCTTAATGATTCGCAAATCTCCAAGATAACGGGGTTCCCTGCGTACATTAATGAGAAGAGTGTGATGAAAAGCTCAGTTTCATCGAGCAAATGTGTCTCCCTTTCGAGTTGTGAAAGTCGAGATGTGAGCGTGCTTAAGCACCGGGGTTTTTGCCCAGAAGTCTCTCGAAATCGCCGGGTTGTGGCGGCTTTGGGAGCGCCTCATTTTGAGGTAGTTTACAAACCACATTTTTTGACACGGAGGATTGAATTTTTCCAGACATTTTGGTTTGCGGAGTTGGATGCTGTGTGGTTTGAGGATGTTGTTTCGTTTTTTGGGCTCCATATGGGGAGATCTGGGACTTGCAAGGACATGATTACGATTTCATGGTATGAAGCTTTGTATTTCAATTTGTTCCCCTTAAGGATGGGTGTTTTCGGATTAACTAGTAAGCTTATTGTCGCTATTTGTCCGTCAGTTGTTGCTTATGGACCATTGTGCGTGATACTTTACGGTTTGGATTTTGTGATGCTCCGTATGAATGGCATTTTGAATTGCATATTATCTTGTTTGCCGTCAGTATCAAACAGCTGCTATTTTGTTGGCTTATACGGTTCATTGTATGTGTTTTTCCGTGGGCAGTCAGTTATTCCTTTATTCACTGTATCATTGATGTTACTTCGAAGGGATTATTGTGCTTTTGCAGAGATGGATAACATAAGTTGGCTTCGAGATTGTCGGAATGAAGCGTTGACCATTCTTTCTTTGAATGGGGATCATAGAGTAGCATTATTCCGTGCATATCACCATTTGGCATCGAGATTGAAGGAGTTAGATCAAGTTGATGTTTTGCAACACGGTTTCGGGTTAAAGGAACTTCCTGTTATAAAGCGGTTTAAAAAGAAATACTTCTATGATCCCAATTATGCTATTGTCGGGCATTTTGTTAAGAATAGCGAGAGTCAGCATATATCTGGTGAAGTTTGTTGTCGGAAGATGTACGAGTTACTATTCAAATGTTTATCTCTCGAGACATTTCAGACAACGGGAGGTTCTCGTCCCCATCCCCAGAGATGGAAAAATGTCGGTTTTACATCCGAATTCGTGACGACTTTATGCGCTTGTTTGCCTTTTGGGTTGGGTTTCCAGCTTAATCCCGTTGCAGGGCAATTTATACAAGATGCTTTGGTTCATGTGATTCAGATATTTTATATTATGACCGATAAGAGAGCTTCTAGACATGCGGCTTTAGCTTGTCAGCTTTTGCAATTTCGTAACAGTCCTTTAGGGATAGTTTTAGATAATGTTGCCAACGAGTGGTTGAGAGATTACTTCATGCACGCTTTTACTGAATTAGTGGAGGTGATTGATAATTTTATGACTGCTGGGATGACATGGGAAGAGAGAATGGAATCTCAAAGAGTTCCAGTTACGAACCGTGGATTGGTTTCCAAACATGTTAAAGGACGACGTAATCCACCTCATTCTGAAGTTTACGACTTTGGAGGTTCCCAGAATCAGAGTCCTTATAGAAGTAGTACTTACGCTGAAGATACGGAGTTTATATCCAAATTAATGGATATGAATGCAGCCAGATTTACGCCAACATCTTTTGATGCCTCACTGGGAGGATTGCTTCGATATTTACATGGCTTTGATGGCATGCTGCGATCCCAGGTAGTTAAGAAATTATTGCAGATATTGGCTGTTTTTATTGCCTTATTATCATTTTGCAAATCTGGTGAATTTACTGCCGAAGGGATGAATCGAGTTTCGGAAGCTATGAAGAAACAGTGCTTTGAAGAACAGGTCGACATGATCGGTTATTTTATTGGCTTGCTTAAGTGGTTAGCTGAAGCTGGGTGGCATCTTTTTAGATTCCCAACCGCTACAATGTTTAGTCCAGAGGAATCAACTTTGTGGAAAGAGCAAGCTGAAAAGTTATTATTGGCAGAGAAGTGTGCTGGCTTTGCGGACTGCACAGCCACCGACCCTGTAACTGTCGATGGAAAGAATGTTCCTATAACTTTGCTTCGAACACGTGTTTTAAAATTATTAAAGACTGATTGGCCGCGTGTGGAGAGTGCTCTTAAGCTGACATCCAGCAAATTCGTTTTAAATGAGTTTAAGCTATTAAAGAATAGGTTAATAGTTTTTGAATCAGTATTAGCTAGGAAAGTTTTGGCACAGAAATACAGGAAGCAACCTTTTGGAATTGCCTTAGTTGGAGGAACCAGTGTTGGGAAATCGAATGTAGCAAATACGATATTTGCCTATATATCTGCTTTACAAGGAATGGAGCACTCGCCTGAGATGATTTTTTCCAGGAGTCCCATGACTACGTTTTGGGATACGTTCGTTGGGCAAGAGTACATTTTGTTTGATGATGTCGGGGCAGTGCACCCTCAGAGCAAGACACCTGACCAGTCCATGGCTGATATTTTGCAAGTTAGCAATAATGCTCCATATGTAGTACCTATGGCCCAAGCTGATGATAAAGGCACCCAGTGCGTCACTTCAACAGCATTAATAGCGACTTCGAATGTCTTCAATTTAGGAGCACATAATATGTTTGCTACACCCGCTGCAATATATAGGCGCTTTCATGTCTGGACCAGGATGTCTGTTAAACCAGCATTTGCGGACACCACGGGCAGACTTGATATGGATAAAGTTAGACGCTTTTGGACACGGATTGATAGTGAGGGAGGCGTCAAACCTTATTCTCGACAATTTCCACCTTATTGGAATTTCACTTTGCATGAGACTGGAGACGAGGTGTCACGACGACCATTTCAAACTTTTGACCATGAGGAAACAAGTCTTCTCGATTATTTGAGTTACATTAAAGATGCGTTCGAGAATCATTTGGTTTCACAAGATAGAGTAATGCAATCCCATGCTGATATGTCAAAATTGACTTTATGTTCAGGTTGTCGGTTACCGTCACAATTTTGTAGGTGTAATATGCCAGCAAATCAACCAGTGGTTGCGCGTTTTCAACCCATTAACCTCGTTCCCACCATAGGAGAGTCTAGTGATGATGTTATTTCAGTTAGTTCAGCACCAATGGAGAAAGTATCTCAGTGGGATTCGTATAGGTTGTGGTGTCTATTTTCAATTTTTTCCTTGATTTTGGCGACACTTTATTATTTTGGTTGCTTTACGTTTGGGGGGATTGCCATCTTTTTACTATATCACGTGGGTATTCTTTCTTTTTGGACTTTTGTGGTGCTTCACACGTTTGTTTCTTTGACCAGGCAGTGGTTTGCTTGTTCACCGGAAGCTTGTACTGTTACTGATACTGTCCAAATACCTATTTGGGCAGCCTCTAATTTGTGGAATCGAGCTGTTACCGTTGGTCATGAATCTTGGGTTTTTTCCAGCACTTTAATTCGAGGTGGATTTTCACGCGAAGCGTTCTTTAATGCTTGTTTTGCACATGCTAGATGTCGTATGAAGTCTGTCTTGACTGTAAAGAATGGCATTCTTGTGCTTTTAGTTTTAGCTTTGGGCCATTTAATTCGTGAACCTGCTTTTCGGTTATTTAAAACCTCATTATCAATGACCGGGGGAGACTCGGGAATTTCGGCGGAGCCTGTAACTGTTCCTTCACCTGAAATAAGTCGCTTACCTGGAAGGCAGGATAAACCTTTGCCTTCAGATTTTAAGCTCCCATCTGCCGATTTGCCATTGAGTTCTCAGGAAGATTCACGAAGTGCATGGTATAATCCCAATCCCAAATTAGATACTCGCTCTGATAAAAGCCGTTGCTTGGATGGCGAATCAGGGAAAGTGTTTGTAGAGAACAGATTTAGAAGGCAAACTTGTAATATTATAATTGAGCGGCGTGGTCAACCGGACGGAATTGTCCGTGGTTTGGCCATAGGGGGGACTTTAGTGTTAACTTGCGCTCACGCCTTCTATTCATATGATGGGACTAAAGAATCCTTGAAGAATTTGCATACAAAGGGTTATATAGAATTTCCATCTTTGCTCGAGGGACGTAAAGTTAAATCTGAATTTGTGTTGACACAAAAGAACATTTTTATGAATATCGAAGAGGATTGGGCTATTATTGCTGTCCCGAGCATGACGCGACGAGTAAGTTTAGTGGATTATTTTCTTGAAAAGAATCATGCTTTCCCTATCGAAAGTGCTTCTTTAAAGAACGGTGATACTGTTCAAATGGGCAAACAAAAATTGCATATTGTAAATCCTGTTGGTATTGTAGATTTTGAATCTTGGACGCAAAAGAACGGAATAACTTTACCATATGCTTTAGTTCCTCCTGGATATATGTCCAATTTGTCATTTTTTGGTAGAACGACAACTGGATCAGGCACGGGTATGAGTGGCTCCCCTATAGTTACATCAACAGGGGGGGTATCTATTTTGGGCTTACAGACGATGGCTGACAGTAGAGACTCCACAATAGTTGTGTCAACATTCATTGGAAGAACTCAATTAAAAGATGCTATAGCCCAGTTGGAAGGTAAGTCTACATTAAATCAGTTTGCTAGCATATCCCAAGATTATTTCGTTGGTGAGGATCAAGAATTGCCTCCGGTCACGACTATTCCGACCCGATCTAACCCTTTGAATTTTCCTGGATTAGAGGAATATCATATGCAGCTTATTTGTACTTTGCGCCAGGTGACAGGTAGTCCTTCGAGTAAGTTTGGACACCCTCCTTATCGTGAATTTTTCCGTCAGCGAGGCTACGTTTGCGACAAAGAGAAACCCAATTTTGATTGGAAATCAAAGCGACATTATTTGACGCAAGTTAGTAATATATCGTCGAAGATTGATTTTGACAGGGTGGATCTTGTCGCCTCTGAATTGCATAAACACTGGGCTAATAAATACAGTGAGACTGGTGAACTCAAGTTGTTAACTCCTTTAAGTTTAACTGATGCGATTAATGGCAATGACAAAATAACTTGGGTAGAACGGTTAAAGATGGATACCAGCGCTGGTTATCCTTGGAATACTAGGAAACTTGAGTTGTTGGAAGTGAGACCTACTGAATCTCGAAGATGTGGTTATGAATTCTCTTTACCTGTTAAACTTCAAGAACAATTTAACCGGTACTTCTTTCAACTGATTGCTAAGGAACCTTTGACTTATCCATATAAAGGAACTCAAAAGGATGAACCAATTTCTCCGGAGAAAAATCAGACTAGGGGACCTCGATTATTTTGTGCGGCCAATCTGTTTGTTATTATAGCTGGTCGAATTCTTTTTGGGTCTTATATTCGCATAGCACAACGAAATCCATTTGTTTCTTGGGCGGCAGTGGGAATGAATGCAGCATCAAAGATATGGGGGACCCTGTGGAAGTTTATTTCGCATTTTGGCAGTTCGCGGATTATTGCAGGAGATTACTCTAATTTTGATCAGAACATGTCTCCAGTTTTTACGTCTGCAGCATATGCTGTTATCATTGGCTTAATTATATCGTCAGGCAATTATGATCCTGAGTTGATTAATGCATGCAGATCGTGGGCCGCTGAGGCTATTTATCCAACTCTGATAATTGATGGTGATGTATTTTGTATCGCTGGAACAAATCCTTCAGGGAACCCCCTAACTGTGCATGTTAATTGCATTGTTAATATTTTGTTTATTATGTACGTTTGGGTGGGTGTTGGTAACGATATAAAATTATTCTTTGTTCAGGTTCGG